TATTGATACATTTGAAGCATACAAAAGATACATCGCATCCAAACCTTGGGTTGTTGATAATTATCGTCGTATTCCGTCAAGGCGACCATCTTGGGTAAATTAAATTATGATTGAACTAACACAAGAACAAATCAAAACTCTTGAAGACGCATTTAATTCTCTTCCAGAAAAACTGAGAACTGGAAAGTATAGAACTATGGAAGGAATTGAAGAACAACTTTCGAGTGGTACTAACATTATCTTTTATATTAGATGTGAAGATAAAGTTGATAAGGATGGTGAATATAAAGAATATGAAATGAAGAGTATGAAACTTGGTGTGATTTGATTATCTTTTAGTTTTTTCTCTTAAACGAAAACAATCTGGGTAGTTAGGACTATCAACTCTGTATCTAACTCTTTTTTCAGTCCATCCAAGAATTTTCATCGCATCTTTAATACTCTCATACTCAACTCCATCAATACTTACTGGATTTGAATTTGACTTTTTAATTGCTTCGTGAAATTTTTGAGATTGTTTTTTTCCTTTCATACCATAAGTAGCATAAGTTTCTTTTGCTCTGTTTTTATGGTGTTCTTTATTTGCCTTAATCCAATTTGGAGATTTTAGAGGTTCTCCTCCATCTCCACCTTTAGTCATATTGTATATTGGGTTTAATTTGCCAATCCAATAAATTTCTCTTTCGTTCAAATTTTCTTGTAATATTTGAGTTTCCACTTCTTCTATGGTAAAATTATCAAATCCATACTTTCTCATAGCACGATGTAAATATGTTTCCGAATTATATGACGCATCATACTTGTGCTTTTGAAATCTTTCTTCCTTTGATTTGATTGTTTTTCCTATGTAAAAGTCACCATTTATCTTATTGGTTATTTTGTATATAATCATAAGTAGTTGAAAAGTATCGTCCTTTGAATTATTTATACTATGAAAACTGAAAAAACTGATTTCCTCTTCGTGGAGAAATACAGACCGCAAGTGATTGATGACTGTATTCTTCCTGATGAAACTAAAAAAACATTTAAGGAGTTTGTTGAGAAGGGAGAGATTCCGAATCTTCTTCTTGCAGGACCTCCTGGTATTGGTAAAACTACTATTGCAAAAGCATTATGTAACGAACTGGGGGCAGATTATTATGTCATCAATGGATCCGACGAAGGGCGTTTCTTGGATACTGTACGGAACCAAGCAAAGAACTTCGCTTCGACCGTTTCACTTACGGGATCTTCTAAACACAAAGTCATCATCATCGATGAGGCGGATAACACAGGCAACGACGTACAACTCCTACTACGGGCGAATATTGAGGCATTTTATAACAACTGCCGATTCATCTTCACCTGCAACTACAAGAACAAGATTATTGAACCTCTTCACTCCCGTTGCGCAGTCATTGACTTCACCATCAAAGGGAAGCAAAGAGTTCAACTTGCAGGTAGTTTCTTTCAACGACTTCAAACAATCTTGGATCGTGAAAAAATTGAATATGATCAAAAAGTCGTTGCAGAACTCGTATCAAAACACTTCCCGGATTTCAGGAGGGTGCTCAACGAATGTCAACGATATTCTACGGGGGGTAAAATTGACTCAGGAATTCTCGCGTCGTTCTCAGACATCTCAGTAAATGAACTCATCAAAAATCTCAAAGACAAAAACTTCACCGAGGTTCGTAAATGGGTGGTCTCCAACTTGGATAACGATGCTTCTAGCCTACTTCGCAGGATTTATGACGCCTCTTTTGATTGCCTTGAACCCCAATCTATCCCTGCTGCCGTTCTTATTGCTGCTAAGTATCAATACCAATGTGCGTTCGTGGCTGATCAGGAGATTAACCTTCTAGCAGCACTAACTGAAATCATGTGCGAATGTGAATTTAAATAATAAGTTATTTGACTAGCATAAATTGATTTTAAATTATTATGATTAACATTGAAGAAATTAATCTTGGAGAATTTTTTGGTTGCGTTCAAGCAACCAATACTCCTCAAATGAAATCTAACGCATTCAAAACTTTTCGTACATTTTTGCAAGAAAAGTCATTTGCTAAATGGTCTAATGGACAACTTCAATATGTTGGAGATTATGAAGATGGCAGAGATTTTATTGGTAGTGATGGCACGCTTTATGAAATGAAGGGTTCTCTTGGAATTTTTAATAAGAATGGTTCTTGTAAGAGAGTAGTTCTTATTAACAAAAGACCTGGAAAAAATAAAAAATTGTTAACAAAAGAGGATATTAAAAAAACATTTGACTACATGCTATTGGTTGACACTAAAAAAATGTCAATAGCGTATACGACATGGGAAACTGTTTATTCCAGAACAGACTGTGATGGTGCTGGAGCAACTTTTAAGTTAGAATCTGGAGACTATCAATTTTTGGCAAAAGATGTTATCCCATTACCTAAAAAAATAACATCAACTGAATTGTTGAGTTCAATGGAAGAAATTTTATAATATGTTATCTCAAGAGCAAGCAATTTGGGCAGCAGATCAATTTATTGATTACTATTCAAAATTTAATAGGATTGATGACTATTTGAGATTTGTAAAAAGTAGTAGAATCCAATATTCGTCTGGGAAATTATTCGGATCAGAAGATGAAATATTTTCTAATTTTGATCTTCATCCAAATGACATGAAATTTTCTATTCATGTTGTAGATACTTCCCCAAAACCAAAATCTAAGTATAATCAAGAACTGTATTCTAATATTTTGAATGAAACTGCTTCTAATCCTATTGAAGAAGCAATTCCGGGAAGAACAATCAAATGGATAGTTTCTGAGGACACTACAAATAAAATTGTAGGAGTTATTAGATTTGGTTCGCCGACTATTAATTCTAAACCAAGAAATGATTATTTTGGTGAAGTGCTTCCCCTATCAAAAATTAATAAAGAGTTTGTGATGGGTTTTAATATTGTCCCAGTGCAACCATTTGGGTACAATTATCTTGGCGGAAAACTATTAGCACTTTTAGCATCATCTAATGAGTTAAAAAGACAATTTGATTCAAAGTATGGAACTGATCTACATTACTTTGAAACAACTTCATTGTATGGTACAACAAAAGGGGTATCTATGTATGATGGTCTTAAACCATATATTCGACACATAGGAGATACTGAAAGCAATTTCCTTCCATTGTTTCATGATGACTATTTTCGTGAAATGTTTTGGTGGTTTAATAATAATGCTAATGGTGGGGAAAGGTTAATCTCAGCAGATAAGTCTTCAAAAAAACTTAAAATTCAAACCAAGATGATTTCAATCATCATAAAGTCTCTTCAAGATGATTCAAAGTTACAAGAATTTAAAAAGTGTATTGAACATGCTAAGTCTTTGACTGAAAAGAAAAGATATTATATTTCTAAATTTGGATATGAACCTAAAGAAGTTATTGAATGGTGGAAAGTCAAGGCATCAAAAAGATATGAAAAGTTACTTCGAGATAATAAACTTAGAACCGAACTTGAATTATGGAAACCTGGAACTGATTTGGAGATTATTCGATGAGTCTTGAATTAAAGGATTGGTTGAATTCAATCAATTTTTCAAAAGAAAATTTGATTGAAGATACATCAAATATTAAAGATTATGCACCCTATATTATTAATCGTTGTCTTAGTGGACATATAGACTGCATTATGTATGCAAATGAGATGAATATAAATCATCATCTTGACAAAGATATGCAATATTCATTTTATCTAAATATTATAAGAAAAAGGAAGAGGTATTCTCCCTGGCTCCGTAAAGATAAAATCAAAGACTTAGAATGTGTGAAACAATACTATGGATATAGTAATGAAAAAGCATATCAAGCACTGAAAATTTTGTCGAAAGAGCAAATCAGCTTTATTAAACAACGACTTGAAACTGGCGGAACAAAATGACAACTCAAACAATTGAACCACAAGTAAATTGGTCACAAGACCAAATGGTGGAAGTTATCCTAAATGAACCAGATGATTTTCTAAAGGTTCGTGAAACTTTGACTCGTATCGGAGTTGCTTCTAGAAAGGAGAAAAAACTTTACCAGTCTTGTCATATTCTTCACAAACAGGGAAGATATTATATTGTTCACTTTAAAGAGCTATTTGCTCTTGATGGCAAACATGCCAATCTTACTGTAAACGACGTTCAAAGACGTAATCGTATTGTTCGTCTTCTTGCTGATTGGGGATTGATTACCGTGATTGATCAAGATAAAGTTTCTGATATTGCCCCTCTGAATCAAATTAAAGTTCTTGCTTATAAGGACAAGGGAGATTGGATTCTGGAACAGAAGTATAATATTGGCAAAAAAGGTAAGACTGTAGAAACCGAATAAATAGAACTGAGACCTTTCGTGCGGTCTCTACAAAAGTCGGAACACCCTAAAAAGAGGTTGGGTTTTTACCCCTCCTCTTTTTTTCGTTTCTTGTATAATTAGTAATGGATGCCGAAAGGGTCCACAAAACACAAACTCGCTTTAAAAAGGAGCTACAATAATGACGAACCTTGCACGTTATACTGCTGCGGATATTCCTGCCTTGATGGATAGGATTGCTCGTAATAGTATTGGAATGGATGAATACTTTGATCGTCTATTTCATCTTCACGAAACTGCTTCCAATTATCCGCCATATAATCTTGTACAAGTCAGTAACGTCGAATCGAGACTAGAACTCGCACTTGCTGGATTTAAAAAGAAAGAAGTCTATGTTTATACGCAAGATGGAAAACTTTTTGTTGAGGGACAAAAGGATGATAAAGAATCTGATGCCAACTACGTCCATAAGGGACTGGCTCAACGATCTTTCAAGAGAGCGTGGACAATGGCAGACGATACAGAAGTCTCAGATGTATCATTTGAAGACGGACTCCTCTCTGTCAACTTGAAAAAGATTGTTCCTGATCACCATAAGAGAAAGGATTATCTCTAAATAAAAATAAAAAATGAAAACTTTCCAGGAATTTATGCAAATTATAAATGAAATGAAAGGTGACTTTGGTGCTGATGCAAAACCGCCAAAAGCAAAGTGTGGTTGGGCAGGAACAACATCATATGCTATGCTTCCTGGAAAGAAAGTGTGTAAGTTCAAAAGAAAGAGATAAATACTTTTGAATATCGTCGGCGCGAGGGGACCCTGGCAAAATCCAGGTTGACTCCCCTCTTTTTTCTTGCTAGAATACTTAGAGGTATGGAGTAAAAATGACTGTAAAACTTGCTCTTTTAAAATCGGGCGAAGACGTAATTGCTGACGTTCAAGAAATGGTAGTCGGCAAAGAACCTGAACAAAAAGTAGTTGGTTATATTTTTAATAAACCTTGCAGCATTAAAATGCGAGTCAGGGAAGAAGATAATGATAAGGAAAAAACTGATTCGGTAAAAATCAGATTGACTCCTTGGATTCTTTTAACGAAGGATACCAAAATTCCAGTATCTTTGGACTGGGTAATTACACTTGTTGATCCTATAGATCAACTACTAAAAATGTATGAAGAGGACATCTTAAACAATGGAAAAAATAATCAAAGTATTGGTACTAATGAACCAGCAAATTTTGATATCTCAAATTGAGGAAGTTGGTGCTGACATTGGCGAACCAGATTGCAAACTTGTATCACCATTTGTTGTAAAAGGTGATAAAACTTTAGAACCATTTCTTTGTGGTTATACGAAAGAAAAAACATTTATGATGAGTTCTGACAAGATTCTTACTCTTGTTGATCCCACTCCAACTTTACTTGAAAAATATCAGGATTTAATTAAAGAATGACTCAACGCTTTTATACTAATGTTCAATTGATTGGAAATCAAATTCTTGTTCGCGGAGTTGAAAATGGAAAACGATTTGAAAACAGAGATGAGTTTTATCCAACTCTCTTCGTAAAAACCAAAAAAGATTCAAAGTATCAAACCCTAAGTGGAGAATTTGTAGAACCAATAAAACCAGGAACTATTCGAGATTGTCGTGAGTTCTATAAAAAGTATGAAAGCGTAGATGGATTTGAGATCTATGGGAATGACAGGTACATCTGTCAATATATTTCCGAAAAATATCCAGAGGACGAAATTAAGTTTGATATTAGTAAAATCAAACTTGTAACTCTAGATATTGAGGTTGCTTCTGAAGGGGGATTCCCTGATGTAGAATCTTGTTCTGAGGAAATTCTTGCAATTAGTATTCAGGATTACACTACTAAAGAGATTATTACTTGGGGAGTTAAACCGTTTAAACACAATCGTAAGGACTTGACTTATCATTATTGTCCTTCTGAATATGAGCTTCTCAATAATTTTATCAATTATTGGATGTTTAATGTTCCTGATGTTATTACTGGGTGGAACATTCAACTTTATGATGTCCCTTATATCTGTAAGCGACTGAATCGTGTTCTTGGTGAAAAACTAATGAAGCGTTTCTCTAACTGGGGACTTGTGACCGAAGGAGAAACTTATATTCAAGGAAGAAAGCATACCACGTTTGATATTGGTGGTCTTACTCAACTTGATTATCTTGACCTCTATAAGAAGTTTACATATAAGGCACAGGAATCATATCGTCTTGATTATATTGCCGAAGTCGAGTTAGGACAGAAAAAACTTGATCACTCTGAGTTTGATACCTTTAAGGACTTTTATACGCAGGGGTGGCAAAAATTCATTGAATATAACATCATTGACGTAGAACTTGTTGACCGTTTGGAAGACAAGATGAAACTCATTGAGTTGGCACTTACAATGGCATATGACGCAAAGGTGAACTACGCCGATGTTTTTTACCAAGTTCGTATGTGGGATAACATTATCTACACCTATCTAAAGAAAAGAAATATTGTTATTCCCCCAAAAAATAAAACACAGAAGAATGAAAAGTATGCAGGTGCTTATGTAAAAGAACCAGTTCCTGGAATGTATGATTGGGTCGTGAGCTTTGACTTGAACTCACTGTACCCGCACTTGATTATGATGTATAACATAAGTCCAGAAACTCTTCTGGAAGAAAAGCATCCAACGGTTAATGTTGATAAAATTCTAAATCAGTCTATTAACTTTGAGATGTATAAAGATTATGCAGTTTGTGCAAACGGGGCAATGTTCCGTAAAGACATTCGTGGATTTCTTCCTGAGTTGATGGAAAAGATCTATAATGAACGTGTGATCTTTAAGAAAAAGATGCTTGCGGCAGAGCAAGAATATGAAAAAACAAAAAACAAAGAGTTGATTAAAGAGATTGCTCGTTGTAACAATATTCAGATGGCACGTAAGATTCAACTTAACTCTGCTTATGGTGCTATTGGTAATCAATATTTCCGTTACTACAAACTAGCAAACGCTGAGGCAATTACATTGTCGGGTCAGGTTTCTATTCAATGGATTATGAACAAAGTCAATTCTTACTTGAATAAAATTCTTAAAACAGGAAGTGAGGATTATGTTATTGCTTCAGATACTGACTCCTTGTATATTAATATGGGTCCTTTGGTTGAAAATGTATTCGAGGGAAGAGAGAAAACTACTGAAAGCATTGTTTCGTTCCTTGATAAGGTCTGTTCGATGGAATTTGAAAAATATATTGAAAGTTCTTATCAAGAATTGGCGGATTATGTGAACGCATATGAACAGAAAATGTTTATGAAGCGTGAGTGTGTCGCTGAGCGTGGTATTTGGACTGCAAAGAAACGATACATTCTTAGTGTTTGGGATAGTGAAGGCGTTAGGTATAAAGAACCTAAATTGAAAATTAAAGG